CCTGTACGTTCACTGGCTGCTGTGTGCCCGCATGAGCTTGTTCGAGCGCAAACGTGAGGCCGATGCGGTCACCCCAATCCAACGCGCTATGCAGGCAGCGCGAGGGCTGACCGACGCCCAGGCTGCCCTGGTTCCCAAGTTCGATTACGGGATCCAGGTGGGCTATGTCTACGATGGGGAGGAGCTGGAGTCATACCTCAAGACACCCGGCGGGGATGTGCCCTGGGACTTCGTCGAGTCCTATCTCAACAACTCATCATTCACTCACGTGATGAGCACTAACCGCACTTCTGACGGTACCGATGAGCGCCGCTACGTGCAGGCGATGACCACCTGGTGCGTCTACCACGGGTTTGCCAGTCCCTACGATGGTGGGCCAAAGCCAGCAGCCTGGATCGGTGATGGCCGTGCGCAAGCTGCGCGTGCGCTGGGAATCGAGCTGGATATGCAGGAGGTGTTTCGTGGATAAGAAACGCAGAATGATTAGATCAAATTATATGCCTCAAAAAATGACAGGGTTAGTATATTTCATAAGTGCCCAAGACATGATGAAGATTGGATACACCGAAAATATCGATCAGAGATTGAGCACCCTCCAAACTACTTCTCCCTTCAAGCTTTTCGTTGAACTTCTTATCAAAGGGAATATGACTTTTTGAATGCTGGGCGATCGTGGAGATCATGGGGCATGTGCGCCTGGCCGGGCAAGTGTCGGAGCAGGTCATCGCCGGCCACGGGATGCTGCGAGTGGATGTGCCCGAAGTCAACAGGCAACCGGCTTTCACCCGGCTATATGGTGTCAGCGCAATCTACTCGATCACCCCAGTCTCAGAGGAGATTGCCAAGGCAGCCGCGGAAGGATTTCGGGAACGCCCGGTCAACGTCTATATAGCGGTCCCGCAGCTGGCAGAAGCCATTGACCGGGGCCAGAGCTGGGATGACGAGGACGAGGAAGATTTTGATGATGGCAAAGACGAGGATCTTGGCTGGTAGGGCGCTATTCAGATAATAGGGGCCCCTTCCAGCGAGCAGGGAGAATAACTTGGAATTACCACCAACAACCGATAATAAGCCATTTCGCTGCCTGGAATGCGGCCAGCCATTGGGCTATGTGCACCGTCGGGACAATATCCGTTACCTGCTGGTGGCCGGCGACGTTACCATCGAGATCACCGGCCACGCCTATCTGAATTGCAGCTGCGGCGGCCGGCGAGAATGGCACCCGGGCGAGGTGGCTCTGGCGGAACTGCTGCGTATGGCCGAAGAGCGGCGAATCCAGCCGCCTGACTAGTTGAAAAGTTATCAATTATCTGCTATGATATAGGCGGTCAGCCCGCTCTGCACGGTTGCGGGCCTGGGGCCGTGGAAAGGGACCGCCCGGCGTGATTTTCACGTCGGGTTTTTCTTTTCTGGAGGTCCAAATGACTGCTGAACAACTCGCTCTCACTGCCGGCGTAATCCTGTCCCTGCTCTTCTCCTACATCCCCGGTCTGAACGTCAAATTCACGGCTCTCGATCCAGTCTATAAACGCCTGGTGATGCTAGTCCTGATCATCATCTCGGCCGGCGGGATCTTTGGCCTGTCCTGCGCAGGGATATTGTCCTATGTGACCTGTGATCAGGCTGGCGCCTGGGGATTGGTGGAATTGATTGTCCTGGCTGCGATCGCTAACCAATCAGCTTATCTCCTCTCCCCGACAGCTGCAGCTGTAAAACAGACAAAATTTAAGCAGGCTCTGAACGGTGAGCCACACGGGCAGGGCTAACCGATGCATGCAGATATTCTTTCTGCCCTGGTCAATCTTGGCTCATCCGGGGCGGTGATCATCGTCGTTGTCTATTTCCTGAAATTCATCGATGGTCAGATCAAATCGCTCAACGACCAGCGGCAGGCCGATCAAGAGCCAATCAGAAACCTGGTCAACGAGGTCAAGACCTTGACTCAGGAGCTGGTGAATTTGAGAAAAGACTTCGATGTGGCCGTGGCCGCCATGCGTGAGCGCACCCAGTCCCGCTCCCGAACTACCAGAAAGGCGGATTCATGAACCTTCCAAAAGGCAAAGGGTGGTTTATCTGGAACGTTTCGGCCTGCGAGAACGGAGATCCGGCTGCGATCGCTGCTGTAGCCCGTGCTGCAGGCATTAGTCACGTGCTGATCAAGATCGCCGACGGGTTGATTCCCTGGAACGGCAACCTGGTTGCTCCCGTCGCTCGTGCTTTGCGGGCGATCGGCGTACAGGTCTTCGGCTGGCACTATGTCTATTCCTTCTCTCCAATTGGGGAAGCTGCCATCGCTGTCAACCGTATGCAGGAGCTGCAGCTGGATGGCCTGGTCTACAACGCCGAGCATCAATTTCGGGACAATCCCAACAATCGGGCCGCGGCCAATACGCTCCTGGCACGCACTCGAGATCGACTGCCTGGCATCCCAATCGGCCTCAGCTCATATCGCTACCCACGTTACCACCCCAAATTCCCCTGGCGAGAATTCCTGTTCGGGGTCGATTTCAATATGCCCCAGGTTTACTGGATCCACGCCACAAACGCCGGCGCTCAGCTGAGGGCCTCCTACGATGAGTTCCGGGCTATGGCTCCTCGCCTCCCCTTCATCCCGACAGGAGCGGCTTTCAAAGAGCACGGCTGGACCAGCACCCCTGCTCAAATCCTGGACTTCCTGCGCACTGCCCAGGACATTGGGCTCGATGCAGTCAATTTCTGGGAGTGGGGCCACACGCGCAGAAACCTGCCGTTGAACTGGGAAGCAGTTGCTCAGCTCCCCTGGGCACCAGCTCAGCTGCCTGAGCCGGTTTCTCCCGATGAGAGTGGCTGGCAGGTCCAGGCATTGGTAGAGGGTCAGAACGTGCGCAGTGGCCCTGGCCGGTCCTATCCTATTGTCAGCAAACTGACTGCTGGAGACATGCATCCTGTGCTGGGTGTGGGCGGCTCTGACGTGTGGATTGAGATTGCGCCTGGCCGGTATGCTGCTATGCAGACCGGTGGAAAGACTTATCTTAAGCAGGTGTGAAACGTTCTCCGGAACAAGAGCGCCGGCGCCGGCGAGTGAAACGCCCGCCACCGAAGGAACCGAAATGTGGACGAAAGACCGATCAGAGACCGCCTCAAAGGCGAAAGTAAACGGGCTCATCAGGCTCTGTTTGATTATTGCGCTATGGGCTCTGGCCGGTCGCTGCGCAAGCTCTGTGAGCGCTATCGTGGGCAGGTTGGGGGTGATACGTTGGCAAAATTACCGCCAACTGTTCGTTTGCCTACGCTTGAGAGCTGGTCATCCCGTTTCGATTGGCAGAATGCTGCTGAAGCGTGGGACAGGAGACTTGTCGATCAAGCCACAGCCGAGATCGAGACGACCTGGCGCAAGCAGATCATGGGACCGACCGAGGTGCTCGGGCGCATGTCCGAATTCGGCCGCAATGACTTCAGCCAGTATTTCAAGCTTTCCACACGTTGGACTGAAAATCCTCTTCCAACAGAAGAGATCCTGCATGAAGAAAAAGCCACCAAGATCGTTGGTGATCAGCTGGTGGAGTACACCCGGTACCTGGTGCGTAAGGTGGTGCTCGATATGGATGCGCTGATCGATCCCGTTCGCTCTCGCCGGGTGAAGAAGTTTTCGGACAGCCCTAAGAACGGGCTATCCATTGAGCTGTATGGCGCTGACAGCGCTCAGGTGAATTTGGGTAAGCATCACAAGCTCTTCGAAGGCCAGGACCAGAGCGGATCCGGAAACGCCGGCGTATTTGCGTTGCCGGCCGATGTGATCGCCCCATCCTTCGTCAACGCCTATCGTGATATCCGCGATCACAAGCACACCGAATATGTGTTCTATGGCGGGCGTGGATCCACCAAGTCCAGCTTTATCAGCCTGACCATCCTGTACCTGCTGATCAACAACCCTACCATGCACGCCATGGCCTTGCGCCAGGTGGCCAACACGCTCAGGGACAGCGTCTATTCCCAGTTCCTGTGGGCCATCGCCGAGCTGGGCCTGAACGACAAATTCAAGTGCACCACATCCCCGCTCGAGATCACCTATCTTCCCACCGGCCAGAAGATCTACTTCCGCGGCGCCGATGACCCGGGCAAGATCAAGTCGATCAAGCCGGCCTTTGGCTACATCGCTATCGCCTGGTTCGAGGAGCTGGACCAGTTCCACGGCGAAGAGGCGGTGCGCAAGATCGAGCAGTCGGTCATCCGCGGCGGTGACCTGGCCTATATCTTCAAGTCGTTCAACCCACCGCGCACGATTGCATCCTGGGCCAACAAGTACACCCGCATCCCCAAGCCGACCCAGTACCAGCATCAATCCACTTACCTGGATGCGCCGGCGGAGTGGCTGGGCAAGCCCTGGATCGAAGAGGCCGAGCATCTCAAGGTCGTCAACCCGACTGCTTATGAGCACGAGTACCTTGGCGTGGCCAATGGCACTGGTGGGTTGGTCTTTGAGAATGTTCAGGTACGGGCGATCACCGATGAGGAGATCAAGGAGTTCGACCGGATCCTGCAGGGCGTGGACTGGGGCTACTACCCGGATCCGTGGGCCTGGAACAAGATGCACTACGACGCAGCCAGGCTGACCCTATACATCTTCGACGAGCTGCGCCTATACAAAGCCTCCAACAAGGATACCTACGATGCACTGGTAGAAAAGGCCGTCACGCCGGCAGATCTGATCATCGCCGACAGTGCAGAGCCAAAATCGATTGGTGACTACCGGGATTACGGCCTATCTTGTCGCGGGGCAGAGAAGGGGCCGGAGAGCGTTAAGTACAGCATGAAGTGGCTGCAATCGCTCAAAGCCATCGTGATTGACCCGCAGCGCTGCCCGGAGACGGCCGAAGAGTTCCTGGAGTACGAACTGGAGCAGGACAAGGACGGCGATTTTATATCTGAGTACCCGGACCGCAACAACCATCATATCGACGCGGTCCGTTACGCAACCAACCTCATCTGGCGACGGAGAGGGCAGTAAACAGGAGAACAAAAAATGTCATACCTAAACGATCGTGTATTGGATAATGGCCTGACAGTGCTGGACACGGAGGCGACCCGACTGGACATCTGCTCAACAGAGCCGGCTACCTACGCCGAGGCCACCAGCACCTATTCGCTGGGCAATAAGACCAGCCTGAATGTTGGCTCGCCGGAAGCACGCTCGCCCTCCGGGCGCAAGGTCGTCGTTCCGCAAATCACCGATGGATCGGTAACCGGAACCGGGACAGCAGCTTACTGGGCTCTGACCGATCCTGGCAACAGCAGGTTGCTGGCTGCGGGGTCTCTGTCCAGCTCGCAGGGTGTTACGAACGGAAACACGTTCACCCTGACCAGTTTTGACATCGGAATTCCTGGACCGGCGTAATCCTGGAGGCATAGTTGGCGACTGAGATTCTGGAAGTCTCAGCTGTAGTATCCGGTTCTGACAACTGGGTACTGGCTGCGGGGTCGAACAAGGTTGTGGCGGTTCAAACGCCAGACGATGATTCGACCTCGTATATCCGCTCGACTACCACAATCAGCACTCTCCAGAGATACACGCTGGCTGATCCGGTGGACATCCAGAGCGGGGATACGATCAACAGCGTCACGGTTTACTTTCGCCATATCCGAGGCGCTACTCCGGCTGGCAATATTCGAGCATTGATTTATCTTGGTGGAGCGCAGACCGCCAGTACAGCAGTTACGACTGGTGGTAGTTGGGTAACGTCCAGCGAAGCACTGGCGCGTCCAGGTGGCGGGAGCTGGTCGCTTACGGACCTTCAAAACCTTGAAGTAGCCGTCCAAAACGAGCAGACCAGGGAGGTGTACTGCACCACGCTGTACATTGAGGTGGATTACACGCCATATTCACCGCCAACAGATGATCTGACGGCTACTGGAATCGCTTCCGGAACCCCTGCGCTGGGGACGCCGGCTGTTGGGCAGAAGCATGCTCTGACTGCGACTGGCATTGCCAGCGGAAGCCCGGCAATGGGAGCGCCGACGCTGCAGGAGGTAGGCGGCACGGATGACCTGACTGCCACCGGTATTGCGACGGGGAACCCAACCCTCGGCACTCCGGCGATTAGCCAGGCGCATTCCCTCAGCTCAACTGGCCTAGTCACCGGCAATCCCGTGTTAGCTTCTCCGGGCATTGGCCAGGTCCATAGCCTTTCAGCTGGTGGGATCACTACCGGGGCGCCGGTGTTCAGCGATCCGTCTATTTCTCAGATCCATGCTCTGACAGCTGCAGGTCTGGTATCTGGATCTCCAACAGTCGGCGCTCCAACACTATCCGAGAATCCACCAGGCGCAGATAACCTGGCGGCAGACAGTCTGACAACTGGACTGCCGGTGTTTGGGGAGCCAACCATTGGGCAGATCCATGCCTTGGGTACGAGTGGTCTCACCAGTGGTTCACCCACGCTGGGTGCACCCAGCATCAGCCAGGTGCATGTCCTGACCGGGTCTGGTATCGTGGCAGGCACGCCGGTTTTCGGAGTTCCAACGCTCAGTGAGAACCCCCTGAACGTTGACAACCTGGTTGCTGACAATCTGACTTTAGGGGCTCCGTCTCTGGGCATGCCTTCGATTGGTCAGGTGCATGTCATCAGCGTGGGTGACTTTGCAGCAGGATTTCCAGAATTGGGAATACCGGTCTTTGGGCAGATCCACGCCCTGGTTGCGATAGATCTGGTTGCGGGGATCCCAGACCTGGGGCGGCCAAGATCAAAGGGAATTGCTTATTCTAGATCGTTCGTTGTCCCGGCAGTAGATTCGGATTATGTTTTGCCAGGACGGAGGGTTTACTACTATGGCGAGTGATATCCAGGCTGAAGCTCAATCCAAAGCGGAGATCGTTGGCTACATGGTTGACTTTGTGCGCAGGATCCCATCGGAGGAGACGATTGCAGGGGTCGATGTTACCCATATCCCTCCGGATGAGGTACCAGCCACTATAACAGCAGAGATCGATGGCACTGCAGTGACATTCGAGTTCGGTCCGGTCGAGGATCTAGGCTTGCACCTCCTGCATGTTTTGGTCGGCTTCTCTAATGGTCAGAAGGCGGAAGCCCGATTGCATGTGCCGGTGAACTGGTGAGAGGCTACGCGTCATGTTCCAACTGATCCTGGAATGGATACGAAAGGTGATAAATCGTATGATTGGTAAAAACACCGTCAAACAGGCCCTGGGGGTCAATATCGATATCTCATCAGACATGCTGACCGCGCTTGAGACCTGGTCGCGCATGTACGAGAACAAGTCGCCGTGGTTGGCTAAAGACATTCACTCTCTCAACCTGGCTGCGGCTATCGCAGGGGAAATTTCCAGGGCGGTCACCATTGAAATGGCGGTCGAGTTCGAAGGATCGGCGCGCGCCAGCTGGTTAGAAGAGCAGTTCACCAAGGTCCTGGACCGCATGCGCGAGATGGTCGAGAAGGGGTCTGCCAAGGGCGGGCTGATGATGAAGCCGTGGATCGATGGGGAGAACCTGGTGATTGATTATGTCCAGGCTGACCAGTTCTACCCGATAAATTTTGACAGCAACGGGAACATCACCAGCTGCGTGTTCGTTGACCAGCGTAAGGTGGGCGATAAGTTCTACACCAGGTTGGAGCTGCACCAGATGACGGACGAGGGCTGCGTGATTCGCAATGTGGCTTATAAATCGACGAACAGGGACACATTGGGGACTGAGGTCCCACTGAGCATGATCGACGACTGGGCTGAGCTGGAACCGGAGGCTACTATCACCGGGATCGATCGCCCGCTGTTTGCCTATTTCAAGTACCCACTGGCCAATAACATCGACGCAACTTCCCCGCTTGGGGTTAGCTGTTACAGCCGGGCTGTCGACCTGATCCAGGACGCTGATCTGCAGTGGTCGAATTTCCTGTGGGAGTTCGAGAGCGGTCAGCGTGCGCTATACGTAGACATGCTCGCTTTCGGCAAGAACGCTGATGGAGATCCGGTCCTGCCTAATAAGCGCCTGTACCGCACTATCGACGCCGGTGGGCAGGAGGACGCTTTGTTCAAGGAGTGGTCGCCAACCCTGCGTCAGGAAGATTTGCTGGACGGCCTGGACGCTATTCTGAAGCGGATCGAGCTCACCTGCGGATTGGCCTATGGGACACTGAGTGATCCCAATATTGAGGTCAAGACCGCCACCGAGATCAAGATCAGCAAGCAGCGCACCTACGCAACGATCGTGGACACACAGAAGGCGCTGCAGGACGCGCTCGAGCAGCTGATCTGGGCTATGGATGTGTGGGCTACCATCGGCAAGCTGGCTCCCCAGGGCGGCTTCCAGACGGCTTTTACCTTTGATGACAGCGTGCTGGTGGACCAGGATGCTCAGTTCCAGCAGGACCTGCGCCTGGTTGGGCAGGGGATCATGAGCAAGGTGGAATTTCGCATGAGGAACTTCAAGGAAACGGAGGTGGTTGCTAAGCAGAAGATTCTTGAGGCGCAGGCTGAGATTGTGCCGGAACCGATGTTTGGAGGTGAGGCTTAATGCTCCTCGCCTCCCAGTTCGATCTGCTTGTCGAGCCGATCGTGGCGCTCTTCCAGGAATTCGAGGAGAGCGTGATTCGCGATATCGCTCGCCGGCTGGCGGGCATGGACTACGCCACGCCTACAGCAGCCTGGCAGGTGCAGCGCCTATCCGAGAGCGGGATGCTGTACGAACGGATCCTGCGCGAGCTGTCCAAAGTGACGGGCAGGAGCCAGTACGAGCTGAGGCGGATGTTCCAGCGAGCTGGTGTCACGGCCATGCGCTTTGATGATGCGATCTACCGGGCAGTGGGCTTGCAGCCTGTTCCGCTT